AACCAGAACCCGCCCGTGCAGTATGTCGTGTATTCCACGACCACCACCGAGGCGTCGCATCAGGACGATGTGACTACGTCCTATCGCACCTATGTCTACCTTAACCTCTGGAGCGACATCGATCCCACGGAAATGGCGGGCCGCATCCGCGCGGCGATGTATGCCTATGGCTTTGCCATGGTGGAAGAGTCCGACAAGGGATACAACCAGCCCGCCTACGACACCGCCACCACGCAGTTCACCGTGCAGTGGACGTGGTGCTGGCGGGAGGAGGTGAAGCCGCTTGCCCCTGGAGATGCAGGGCTTTGACGATCTGGAGAACGACCTGACGAACATGGCAGCCGCGCTGGAGTTCGGCTCCGGCGTCGACCGCGCGCTGCAGGCAGGCGCAAAGCCCATCGAGGAACAGATGCTGCACAACGCTTCCACCGACCCCAAGATCATCACCGGCGCGCTCCACGGTTCCATCCATACCGGCAAGGTCAAGCGCCGCCGTGCCGGGGGCAAGGCCATCACCATCGGCGTGCATCATACCGAAAAGGGCGCGTACTACGCAAACCCGGTCGAGTTCGGCCACGGCGGGCCTGCCCCCGCGCCGGCGCATCCCTTCGTCCGCCCCGCCTTCGATACCCGTTCCGAGGACGCCTATGACGAGATCCGCCGCGCCCTCAAGGATGAATTGCTAAAATGAACCAGACAACGATCAAAGGAGGTCAATCATGCCCGCACCCACCGCATCGCCGTCCGTATCTTCCACGGTCGGCCTGAAGAACATGGTCATCGCCCCGCTCACCGAGGACACCGAGGAGGGAACCACCTACGGTACCCTGCAGGCCGTGGCGGGCGCAATCGAGGCCACCATCACCCCCGAGAGCGCCGATCCGGATGTCCAGTATGCCGATGATCATGAGTTCGATACCCTCTATCCCGACCCGGAGGTCTCTTTCTCCACTTCCATGGCCGATATCCCTCTCGCCATCCAGGAAATGATCTTCGGCAACGCCATCGACGACAACGGCGTGCTCGTGCGCACCTCCACCGACAAACCGCCCTATTTTGCCGTCGGTTTCATGTCCGAAAAGGCGAACCATAAATTCCGCTACGTCTGGCTGTACAAAGTGCGCGCCAAGCCCATGACCGAGACGTACAAGACCAAGGAAGGAGCCACCATCACCCGTCAGAACGGCTCCGTCGAGTGGACGGCCATCAAGCGCACCTCCGATGGACGCTATCAGGCCGTGGCCGACGAGGGCGAGAACGGCTTTGATTCCACCAAGGCTGCGACATTCCTTCAGAGCGTCTACGAACCCACCTTCACGCCGGAGGAGGATGGGCCGTAAATTTCCTTATATTCACATGACCATGATGAGAGGTCGTTCATCGTTTGTGTGGACGGCCTCTCTGCCTGAAACGAAGGAGGTTATTCCATGATCACCTGCACACTGGGCGAGAAGAAGTATACCGTGGACTACATTACCGGTCGCGCGCTGCGCGAGATGGAACCCGCCGCGAAGATGTACGCGAAGGTCGTTGCTGTGGCCAATGCCGCGACCAAGGGCGAAACAGTGCCGGAAGAGCAGCAGTTCACCATCCCTGAGGCCATGGACGTGATGATTCGTTGGTTCTGTCTGCTGTTCGGCAACCAGTTCACTGTAGACGAGGTGTTCGACCACTACCCCGTCGACCGGCTCATGCACGACGTGGCGCTGGCGCTTCTGGCCGTGCAGACGCAGACCACCAGCATCCTCAACGATTTTCCTACGACCCCGGCAGCGACGCAGGCGGAGAAGAGCCCGGCCTGACGCTGCCGGAGTTCATCTATTCCACCTACAACTCGCTGCTCGAGAGCGGATGGCGCATGGATGAGATCGACCGCATGGACATGCCCGGCTTCTTCCGCATCCGTGCATGGAAGGCCAACCACGAAAGAATACGCACAGCGCCCCGGCCTCGCTACATCGACGAGGTCTGGCCCAATATGAAACCCTGATTCCGACGCACCAAGGCAGGTGAGCACAATTTGAGCGAAACGCTCCGCGATCTGGTCGTATCGCTTTCGCTGAACAGCGACAACTTTGCCCGCAACATCCGCTCCGTGCAGAAGCAGATCCAGGAGGCGCAGTCCGCCTTCAAACTGGCCAGCGCGGGCGTACAGGACTTTGAAAAGACCGCGACTGGCCTTTCCGCCAAGCTCGACACGCTCAAGCGCACGCTGTCTTTGCAGAAAGATGCGGTCGGGCAATATGAGCGCGCACTTGGGCAGGCCAGCGACAAGCTGCAGGAGTGCTATGCCCGGCAGGGCGACTACGCCCAGCGGCTGGAAGAAGCAAAGGCCCGGCAGGCGCAGCTCAAACAGGAAGTCGCCAGCGCCGCCGCAACTTATAAGCAGTACCGCAGCGCGCTGGGCGATGCCGACTCCGCCACCATCGCCGCCAAGAGCAATCTCGATCTGGTCAAAGAAGAATACCGCCAGCAGACCGCAGAGGTCAAAAAGCTCACCGGCCAGCAGGTTTCCCTGCAGAAGAGTACGCAGAATGCCGCAGACGCCTTCACCAGCGCACAGACGAAGCTCAACAACGCCCGGGCCGCCGTGAAGCAGACACAGGCGGACATCGAATCGTGCAACAAAGCGCTCAAGACTGCGCAGTCCGAGTGGACGGCCATGGGCAAGGCGTTGGACAGCTTTGGCAAAAAGGCCTCCAGCACGGGCAAGGCGCTCACCGGCGCGGGCAAATCGCTCAGCAAAACAGTTACCACGCCCGTCCTTGCTATGGGCACGGCGGCGATCAAAGCGTCGCTGGACTTCGAGTCCTCGTTCACATCCGTCAGGAAAACCGTGGACGCCACGGAAGCGGAGTTCGACGCCCTGGCTTCGGCGACCAAAACGATGTCCACACAGGTGGCTGCCTCGACGACGGAGATCAACGAGACCATGGCCATCGCCGGGCAGCTGGGCATCCAGAACGACTATCTGGTGGACTTCACCCGCACTATGATCGATCTGGGCAACTCCACCAACATCGTCGCCGAGGACGCCGCCTCCACGCTGGCGAAGTTTGCCAACATCACCAGCATGGACCAGGCGCAGTTCGGCAACCTGGGCGCGACGCTGGTGGACCTGGGCAACAACTTCGCCACCACCGAGGCCGACATCATGAACATGTCGCTGCGTCTTGCCGCGGCGGGCGACCAGGTCGGCCTGAGCGAGGCGCAGATATTGGGCTTCGCGGCGGCGCTGTCGTCGGTGGGCGTGCGCGCGGAGATGGGCGGCTCAGCGTTTTCCAAGGCGCTGATCAACATGGAGGTCGCTGCGGCCACGGGCGGGCAGGCGTTGGAGGATTTTGCCCGCGTGTCGGGCATGACGGCGGAGCAGTTCAAGGCGCTGTGGGACAGCGACCCCGCCGCGGCGTTCCAGGCGTTCATCGTAGGACTGGCACAGATGGACGAGGAGGGCATTTCCGCCATCGCCACCCTGCAGGAGATCGGCGTCGCGGAGATCCGCCTGCGCGACACATTGCTGCGCGCCGTCAATGCCAACGAGCTGTTCTCCAAGGCGCAGGAGATGGCCAATATCGCGTGGGACGAGAACACCGCGCTCACCGAAGAGGCCAACAAGCGCTACGCGACCACGGAATCGAGGCTCACCAACCTCAAAAACACCGCCGTACTGTTCGCCCAGCAAATCGGGGACGACCTCAACCCGACGATACAGGAACTCATCGACGGCGCGAATGACCTGCTGGCGGGCTTCCTCGAAATGGACGAGGCACAGCGCCAGCAGATCGTGAAGATGGCGGCCTATGCCGCTGCCGCCG